AGAAGAAGTTAGAAAAAGATTGAATGCGATTGAGTTTCAAATTTCCCGCAGGTATATTCGATGAATGACCCCAATCTTTTGTCTGCTTCTATTCGAGGCATTGCTTACCCGTTAAAGGTTGTCAACGGTAACTTAGCCGTAACCACAGACTACAATCTTGTTACACAACAAATTCGTAGCGTAATTGAGACCCGTTACTATGAGCGCGTAATGCGCGCAGACTACGGAATCGGCGACTACGTGTTAGAAATTTTGGACCCCGGTCAAATCAACTCCGCAATCAAATATAGCATTCTGCAAAATGTTAACGGCTTAACCGATTTGTCAGTTCTAGGCGACTGGAAAACGGAGGGAGAAGACGGTATTTACAAAGTTTATATTCAATATTCAGTGGATGGCACACCCCAACCCCCGTTAGACTTTACACTTGCGAATTGAAGGGTAAAATGATAGATACATGCTGTCTTCGTGTGAGTAATTCTCAGAACAACCAATTACCTCGCAAAGCAGATCGACTGAGCAAGGAGGCGTAACCGTGGCGAAAAGATTTAAAACCGCCCCGGTCCCTTCGGGCGAGATTGCAAAATATACAAGTGATCCGTATAATCTGTCAAGCATCTACATGTTTGGCAGCAGCTCCCCATTCACGGGGCAGGGCAATACCATTGTCCGCCCGAGCGATGACTTGCTCATCAGCAAGGGTGGCAACCGTGCCCTTGTAGTCTATCAGCGGTTGCTTTATGACGAGCAAGTTCAATCTTGTTTCCGTAAGTTGACCCAAGAGATGACGTCTCGTCCCTGGTATGTTCAGGAGTATTCAGATAAACCCGGAGACGTGGCAGTAAGAGATTTTGTTGCGGGAGTCCTTGAGGAGATGCCACTGGATGACATCTATGTTGGCATGGCTGAGTCCCTGGTAACAGGATTCTCGGTTGGCGAAGTAATGTGGAAAAAGACAAATCAAGGAGTTATTCCTTACGACGTGCGAATGCGGGATCAGCGTCGTTTTGTCTTCCAAGAAGAAGAAGATTCTCAAACTGGGTTTACAATGCGGTGTCTAACCTTCAACCGCATGTTTGAAGGTGTAGAACTCCCTCAGCGGAAATTTATCGTATCTCGTCATTATGTTTCGCATAATGGGGACCCATACGGTTCTGCTCTCGGTCGCATTCTTTATCCTCTCGTCAAGTTTCGCCGTCGTGCCATCGAGTCTTACGTCCTCTACGGCGACCGTTACGCGACGCCGACAGCTGTTGCAAAGGCACCGCTCTCTGCAAGCACACGAGAACTGGATACTCTCTACGGTCATTTATCCAATCTATCCCAAGAAACCGCAATGATTTTGCCGGAGGGATACGAGCTTGACTTCGTAGCTCCTACCGGATCGCCAGAAGTTTTTAAAAACTTAATTGAGTATATTGACAAGGAAATCTCGCTTGTAATCTGCGGGGAAAATGAGGCGGGTCAAGCAGAATCCGGGTCTCGAGCGTCCTCTCAAGTTGCTAACACGGTGCGTGTGGTGCGTGCAAGCGAAATGTCCGAAATGCTTTCGCACACACTCACCAATACCATTGTTCGGTGGATTGTTGACCTCAACTTCGGCACAGACGTTGCTGCACCCACTCTGACTCGAGAATTCCGAATTGAAGAGTCTCCTCTTTCCATGCCGGATGTTTCCCTTATGATTCAGTCTGGCTATACACCCAAGAAAGAGTGGATTGAACGCCACTTTAGGGTGGAGTTGGAAGACAAGAAAGAGAGTGGGGGCGAAGACGAAAATACGATGTATGACCCGCAAAAAGATCAAGACTTGTATGGATCAATCTTCGGGAACGAAGCTGCTGCTGGTGGAGCACCTGCACCTGAGCAGCAAGCTGCTGCCAACCAAGATATGGAAGCAGCGGCTGACATTACAGCAGCGCCCGCCGGAGAAACACCGGAAGAGTCTCAGGCAGGTATTTCCGGGGAGCCTTCGGTAGACGATGAGCTTGATGCAATGCTCGGGGGAATGCCGGAGGATGAGGAAGACTATGACACGTTATTTGACGATGACGAGTTGAAAGGACTTTTAACTTCCGAAGAAGAAGAAGAAGAAAAGCAACCTTTCGGTAACGAAAAAATTACCGAGGATGAGGCTGTCGCAATGTCAAACAGAAAGGGTAAAACCCAAACATGAGTACACATGGCAATGTCTTTCACTAAACGGATCCACGTTTTTAAAAGCGGTGATCAAACATCTGCCCAAGGAGTTCAACGACATTTCTCCGAGAAAGACCTTCAACAAGTGGTAGACACGTATGACCCTTCGGTTCATATGGCTCCACTGGTTATCGGTCATGCTGGAGACAATGACAGCACTCCTGCCTATGGGTGGATTAAAGGATTCAACAGAGACGGCAAAAACTTGTACGCCGATGTTGAGTTCACTCCCGTAGCGAAAGACCTTGTTAAAAACGGGCATTACCGGAAAGTATCTATTTCTTTCTATTCACCCGATTCTGCCATTAACCCTTCGAAAGGTAAATGGAGTGCTCGCCACCTTGCTCTGCTGGGGGCATCTCCCCCGGCGGTAAAAGGTTTAGAACCTTTTTCCTTTTCCGAGGAAGAGGGAGTGTTTGATTTTGCCGTCACTCTCTCCCCTTCGGACATCTTTGACGAGGAGCTTGGACCGACTCTCATAGTTGATAAAAGCCCTCTGGAGATGCTCAAGGAAAAGCTTGAGGCTGTTCGTGAGGAAGTCTCTGGCGCAGTGAAAGACCTGCAAGCAAACAATCAAACGCAACCAAACGAGCAACTTGGCGAAGCCGCAGAATCTTCTGTGACTGCGCAACCCGAAACCACTCAAATGGCAAACCCAGATGCCGAATTTAACGAAACCGTAAACGTGGGTCGCAAAAGAACTGAAATTTCTCAGCAAACGGCTGACCTCGAAACTCAATTTCCGGAAGAGGAATTTATGGACAAAGGAAAAATCAGCCGGAAGCACGAAAAGGGTGCCCACGGCCAAGTCATGCAAGTCGTAGAAAATGTCTACGATGAAGCACACAAAGAACTTCCCGAAGCTTTTAAAAAGCAAATCGAGAAAAAGAAAAAGTCTGAGGAAGATGGCATGGAAGCCAAGCATTCCGAAGACGAAGATATGACTGACAGTGGCGTTCAAAAGCGTCACGGTGGTGACGGTGGCCCTGGCTCTGCTGATCACGCAGAGGAAGCTTTCGGTCGTGACGAAACCGCTCGCAGTTCGGATGGTGGTTACGCCGACCGCATGAAGACTGGCAAAGCTGGCGCTGGTTCTAACACCGGACGCAACAAAACCGCCAAGAGCGGTGAGCAAGATGCCGATCGCCTTCACACTGCTGAAAGCGATGAGCAAGACGCTGATCGTAAGAAAACCGCCAAAGCAAACGCTAGCGACATGAACGGTGGCGACCGTTTTGCCGGTCAAGCTGACGGCGAAGATCAGGTAATGAATGCCGACCAGTATGACGCTGGTGCTGGCGATTATCCCGAGCCCAACCGCCCTCAAACTGCCGGTGGATCTAACCCCGCTGGTCGTGTTGACTCCAACACCAAGGTCCCCACCGAGACCGAAGAAGGTCCCGACGACGAAGTATTTGCTTCGAAAGTCGAAGACGTAATGAGCGACAAAGATATGCGCGTCCTGCGCACGAAGTCCAGCGATGGTCGTCGTGGTGCCAAGGGCGGTGCTATCCAGCACAACTTCAACGAAGACGAAGAGGGTGACGAGGAGCTGGCTGCTGAGCACGGCGAAGGCCGTGTTGGCAAAAAGCAACTGGAGCCCGGTGGCATGGATGATCCCGAAGTGCCCGCCGAAATCGTCGGACCCAGCGGTGCTTACGCCGAGCGTGGAGAGAAGAAGTCTAGCGACAAGCTTCTGTCCGGCACCAAGGGCGATGTTGATGAAGCTGCTGAGCATGTTGGCCCCGGTGGCGCTTATGCTGAGCAAGACGGCACTGAGCCCGACGAGCACATCAAGAAAAAGTCCGGTAAAGCCTACGCTGAAGAGCACGGCGAGAAGAAAGAACCCTACACCAAAACTGGTTTCGGCTCCACTTACATGGAAGACGAAGAGGGTGGCGAAGTCTCGACCCGTGTTGACCACAGCGAAGACACCGTTGACCACTCCTGCGGTATGGATTACGGCATGGGTGCCATGAGCCAGGCTCGCCCGATGGGCACTGAGCACATGTACGAAGAGCTGATGTCTCTGAAGCAGAAGTACGCCGAACTCGAGCGTCGTCATGCTGAAGAGAAGATGATGCATCGTCGTCAGCAAATGCACAGCTTCGTTGAAGCTCTGTATGAGGAAGGTCGTCTGACCGACGGCGTAATGCCTCAGTCTGAGCTGATGGCCTACTGTGAAGGTCTGGAGTTTGGCACTCTTGAGTTTGCTGAGGGTGAAACCTCCGCTACCAAGCTGCTGAATCTGCTGAGCAAACTGCCCCCGATGGTTTCCTTCGGTGAAGTTGCCGGTGGCTCGTTCCAGTATGCTGAAGAAGCTGATCTCGATCCTCACGCTCAG